GCTTTATCTTCTTGAGGTATGCTTGCGTTAACGCATCATATTCTCTTGCAGCTATGTGCCAGAATTGTTTCCCATAAGGAAAACAGAGATATCTTTTCCTGAAATACTGACTATGAAGTTTTAGGAGATGATATTATGATCTTCGATAAGGACTTATCCGAAACTTATTTAACCCTTATGGGTGAAATTGGTGTTGGAATAAACCTTTCAAAGTCAATACTCTCTCCTTCGGCTTCAGCCTTTGAATTTGCCAAAAGAACAGTTGTTCATGGTTCTGATGTTTCATCATTGCCCTGAAAACTATTCCTTTCTTGTAAATTATCGCTGCAAGGTAAACTTGCTTTGATAACTGACTTGAAAACAAGGGGGTATATCTTTACTATAAAGAATACCTTTGCTTGTCTTTCGAGCTCTAAACAAGATGTACAGCAAATTTTAGCTAAGGGAGGAGACTCCCTTACCAATCATTTGTTGCCGTCTGTCTTAAGTACTCTAAGAAGTTTCGTTAAAGATTCTTCGTTAGGTTTCTTAAGTTTAATGGTTATCCCTTTTACGGGGGTCGGAATACCGACAATGACCATGTTTAAAGCTCTACCTACTCTTCTTAATGAAGGTTCGGTGAGTCTGGATGTTGGAAAGTTAACAAAAAGGGTTTTATCCCCCTCTATAAATCCCATTGCAGAGGACATCTACCCATCGGTTAAACCGATGATCGATACCTTTGTTTCAATGTGATCTAAGAGCTATGTTTCTCAACTTCATTCAGAAGTGGGAATATTAGATATTGATAATTTACCTTTTATTCTTAAAGAATGAATTCCAAGCGTTGTTCCCTACTTAAGTGAGGTGGACACGGATAATGTTAAGTTCCTTAAAGGAATTTCATTATTTGAGGCCACTCTCCTTGAGTGAAGGATGACTAACTTGGATTCTTTTGTAAATCCAACGATGGCAGATGTAGACAGAATTTCTGAGTTTGCAAAAACTCAGGTCCAAATGGACATAATTGAAATTATAAATTCTCCCCATTTCCTTGTAAAGGGAGATGAAGTTAATCTGACTTACCATTACGATCTTTTAAAAGATCTGTATATGGATTGGGATGCGAGAGGCCAATTGCCCTCTAAGTTTCTTTGCAAAGCAAAGACTCCGAGGGACATCGAGAAATCAAGACCTTACCCTAGATGGGCAAAGCTCTTGAGATCATTATCTCCGTCAATCTATGATTGAAATGTAGGATCTGGAGCAGACAAGACGTCTGTTTCTGATTCTAATCTCAAATAGGGTAATCACTCCCTACTTGTTCGCAAACACCTACGGGCTGTCACTGACAACACAAGGTACTCTTGAAGTGTACTATCCAGAAAGCAAAAAGGCATGGGGTTTATCCCTATCCCTAAGCTCTGTAGTAATACTCAGC